CTCCCAATTTCTTTAATTTGTTGATTCTATCGACTATAAAATTGTAAACATCCCTATTATAACGGTATATATAATCATATGTATCTTCAAATTTATTTAAAAACTTGACCAAAGAATCTTTATCTAATTCCTTTATGATCGCATTAAAATATTTAAAATTGAAAGAATCTTTATTAAATATTTTTCTTAACGAAGATTTATTATCCACGGTCGGTTCATATTCTAAATTATATTTTTTAAGTTTTTCAACACTTTCCTTAGTTAAAAATTGAACATCCCAATCAATTTTACTAAAATGTTTTGGAGAAATTAACGGGGCATATTTTTCAATGAAATAATTTACAGCATCCGTATCAAAAATAGCCGAAGAGTAAAAATTAGCTAAAAGGATAGAAGTATCTTCTTTTTGAAGAATTTCATAAACAAAATCAATCATTTCTCTGTCGAATATGATTTTTTTACTGTAAATTATATTGTAACTTATATATTCTTTAAATTCATTTACCATATCTTTATCAAGAAATCTTGATAATTTTTCAAAGTCGAATTTATCAATATGTTTTGTTATAAATTCTTTAGTTAAATGCGTGGATATTGATAAAGCATTAAACATTCGTTCTTCACGAATTTTATCAATAAAAAAATCATAATGTTTATCAATAATATCTGGTGTAATATTCGGAAGAACTACATCTAGTATACTATCTTCACGAAATCCATATCTACCATATTTTTCTTCCAATTCTTTAAAGAAATCATAATCGTTTATGATTTTTTCGACTTCACTTGGGGGGAGTTTATTTATATAATCAGTAAAATACGAAAAAATATGTCCAGCTTCGCCATATTTTTTAAATGTATCGCCCATATTACGCAAAATGGTATGAAATCTTTCATCATAACCAAAACTCTTCAGTTTTATAAATGCATTAGAATAAAATTCGTATGGATAAGTATCAAAAGAATCTTGTGGACCACTTTTCGGATAGAAATTTAGATATTGTTCAACACCATCCATCATAACTTTGATTATATTTTCATCGTATAATTTTTTGCCAGCGTTGTATGGAAGTGTAGAATAAAATTCTTTTAATTTTTTTGTTCCCTTAACCTCACCAAATACTTTACTCATAAACATAGCATTAAATTGTTCGATACTGCAATTTTGTCTAAATGATTTAATGAAATCAATTCCATCTTTATCAAGTTTTCGATTGTTTTTGAATAGAAATATTATAAAATTGATATTAATACCTTCAACCAATGCAGAATCGCTATAAAATTGCCATCGTAAGTCGTACAATACTTTTGTATGATCTGGGGAATTTAGAAAATCATCCCATCTGGATTCATCGTGTGATAATTGTATAAACTCGTTATTTGTCATTATGCCTTAACCTTTCTAAACATATCATGATTAACATTATATAAATAAAAATCTTTACCAGAATTTCCTTTCGCCCATTGTGCTAAGTTACTGTCCTGATAATGAGTTTTATACCACTGTTTATGTTTTCTCTTAGTTTTATGTAATCTCCAAAACATATCATTTTTACTATCATCACACTTAAACATAGGCAAGCCCATATATTGGCCGTCCGGTTTTCCACTTGGTATATTAGCAGTTGTCGTTTCTTCTTTCAAGCCCAACATTTTTTTAACAATGCCAGTTACATAAGCATAAAATTCATCTGTTCCCTCGTCCATCCCCTCATCTTTTGCAATCTTCTTTGCTTTCTTCCACTTATTTTCAATTTCTTCTTCTGATTTTCCTAATTTATCAGCAAGTGATTTGATATAATTGCTAGGCATGATAGTTTCCTCCATATAAAAATTATCACTATTATTTACCAAAAAGAAAAGGGAGCGAAATTAATCACTCCCTTTTTACACGATAACATCATAAATGTTAGTTTACAATTTTTATGTTACGGATAATAAGATTTTTTATTTCGATCAATGAAATCGAGAACATCTTTTAATTCAAATTTCTCATGTACCAAAACCCAAAAATTATCTACCTCATAATTCGTACCATCATCATTATCTTCTCTATTCGGCAGATATTTGATTTTGGCTTTGTACGCCCTATACTGACCCATTTCAAAAGGCGATTTAGAAGTGATTTGATAATCACGAATCATCAAACCAAAACCTTTAGCAACCCCTTCCGTTTTTCTAAACCAATTATCTCGACCACCACCTAAAACAAATGGATCGTTTTTAATAAAGTCTGAATTAGGTTTATTGGAAAAACGAAAACCAATAGCCGCATAGCCATGAACAACATTATCTTTACTTCTCGCAAGCGAAAAGTCCGTTAATTTCTCACTACCCTCATATAAAATTTCGCTAAAACTTTTCATTTTATCTCCTATGATAAATTAATATCCATTTCCCATGTTACACCATTTTCTTTATGAACCGAAAAACATTTCTGTTTTGGTTCACCACTAACAAACATTGCTCCTAAACAGAAAGGATCAGTGCCTTTTAATGATCCTCCCATAATAATTTTGCCGCCCATTTTATCCATTGAATTTTGTGTATGAAAATGCCCCATACAAATATGTGAGGGATAAATATCTTTTCCGACAACAAGGGCTTGACTCATATTAGAATCCATACGTTTTAGTCCGTAAAATGGGATTCCCATACTCCCTTTAATACCATCACCATGCATCAAAAGGAAATTTTTGTCAAATATTTGTTTAATCATGAATGGCGATTTTGGGAGTTGAAAAACTACATTTTCCAGATTTTCGCAACGAGCCTCAATCATTTTCATGCAGAGATAATCGAAATTATTATATTTATTTTTAAAATATGGTTTTTTAGTTAATCTTCCATGATTACCAATCACGCCACACACATCAATTTCTTCGTAAACCCGGCTCCATTTTTTTATCATTTCGGACAATATTTCAGACAAAATAATAACTTGATCGGTAACAGTTGTGCCTTGCAATAATTCATCATGAATCATACCCGAACAATTATGTGATACAATACCATTTACCTGAAAATACGGGTCTTCTTTCATTGTAATATCATACATATCTCCATCATAACTTTCATTATGAATTTTAAACACTCTCCTTGCATAATAAGAACCTATCCATTGCCCTTCTTCATAACCATTTCTATATTCATTTTCTTTAAAGCGAATACTATATTTTTTAATACAATTTGCATATTTTCCATTAAAAAAAATGGTAAACGCTTCACACATTTTTTCATTAGATGGAATATAACTATTTATTCTATTTGCAATATTTTCAAACATACAAATATTATAGATTTGAAATGCTAAATTCCTAGAAGTGGTTTTTCCTGATATATAATTTTGTTTTAATGATGTAGTTCCATCACCATCTAACCACCCGCAAACTAATGGAATAAGACTTTTGTTTACATTATATATTCTTTCATCAATCTTTTTATTTTTTGAGTGTTCGCCACATGCCTTTTGAAAGATGAGTCCTACTATTTTACTATACAAAAAATAAGTAATAGTGTTACTTTCATAATTCTTTTTAATGCTGGTATTAATATGTTCTCCGAAGATATTTTTAATATTTCTATCAAAATTATCTAAAATATGACCTTCAGAAATGTTCATCGTCAAATTCAAACCACATACATTTCTTTCTCTGGAAAACAACATATTACCTTCCGCTAAATATAGACCAAAACACCATAATAAATCATCAGTTAACTCAATTTGAGTATTACTAATCTTTGGTTTGTTTCCCCTAACATCTTCATAAAATAATTCACCATCGTTTTCAAAATCTATTCCTAAATAATTACTTATATCTAAAATTTTAGATTTATGCATTCCTCTAATACCATTTGATAAAACATAATCGCCTTCTACAATTTCATCTAATCTTTTTTCTTTGATATTATCAACACAAATATACTTTTTCTTTCTTTGCCAAAAACCGCCATTATTTTTATTAAATGTTTTAACAATATCATCATCAGAAATAACAGGAATAATATGATTACATGACCCCTCTAATGGTAACATACCTACAGGATGAATCTTATATTTTTCTTTATGTAGATTAGTTTTTGTTAGTTTTTCAACTTCCCCAACACCCATCCTTGAAAGAATTTTATCGCCTGGTAAAATATCCTTAATATATTTAGTAGTACCATCTTCCATATGTATAATTGATTCAGGTAATAGACACAAATCTCCAAGCATAAAAATATTTAATTTTTTATACTCATATCCAGACATTTTCTTGCGGATAGATGAAAGATTGTTAAATACAATATTCAACCTTTCTTCCATAATATCCATATTATATTCATTTAGTCCCAAAACCTCTTCAGAAGTGATTTCTTCACCAGCATGAATATCAGAAATCATTAATACTAACTCTTCATTTGAAGGTTCTGAATTAGTGGTTGAAATTTCTCTAATGTACTCAGTTTCTTGATATGAATCAATTGATTGTTTGAAATGTTGAATGATAGATTGTTCAACAGCACTCGTTTTTAGTAATTCGTTATATTTTTTCTTCCAAAAACCCACTTGCTGATTTAGTAAACTTTCCTTAATTTCAACATCTTGTGTTTTTACATCATTATTCAAAAGATTTTTATACCATTCACTTTGCTTAATTTCTGCTAGTTTTCTCTTAATCTTATCTCTGGTCGTTCCCAACTGTTTTGCAATTTTGTTTCCCCCGGCACTTGGATCATACTTCAAAATTTCTTTAATTTGTTTTTCTAAAGTTTTATTCAAACCAATTATCCTTTCATGAACATATTTTTGAATCGAAATCCGTAAGGGATTGAAAATCATTCCCAATCAATCGAAGTCTTGAAATAACCTGAATGAAGAAATACTCTTCCTGAATCTGATCGTTAATAAAATTACTCATAAATTCCTGACCTTTGGTATATCTATTTTCACGACAAAATGAAATAATAGAATCAATATTATTGGTCAATGAATTTTCAAAATCCAAACCACATTCAAAAACATCTAATACCGATGAATACGAAGATTTGTAATTGCCTTTAGTTTCTATTTTAGCACAACCAAGATTATTGCAGATAAATGAAAAAATTGAATTTGCTCTCTCAAATTTATATCGTGATTGTTTCACCATAAATTGATAAAACCCATCAAAACCAAAACCCTTAAAATATGAAGCCATTGTAAGATATAAGAAATGGGCATCATACTCTAATGACAATTGTTTGTTAAACTCTCTTAGGGTTTCCTTTTTCATTCACTCTCCTTCAATTCTTGTAGATAATTCGATAACATATAAGTTTCGTTTTCATTCAGAATAGTATTCATTTCGGAAATAAAATCTTCATTTTCTTTTAGCAGATATGCACCAATCATGAAATTTACCAAGCGTGAATCGTTGGTGTATTTCACTAACAGTTTCTTTATTTTTCTAACCAAATTATTGAGATTGTTTAACGCATCACGTTCTTCTTTTGTCTGAGGTTCTTTTATCTTATTACCTTTTTCATCTATAATACCCAATTCGTAAGCATCCCAATCCACAAATTTTTTTGCCAACAAACTTGAAAATTTATATGCCATATATTTTGAAATATATGAACTTTCAGATAAAAAATAACTCTTAAAGGTTTCCATATCGCTTAACCCTTTAGGACAATATCAGCTAAATCATCCAGATCAATCTTATGTTTTTTGGCAATCTTCTCAATTTCATTTTCATATTTAACATAAAAGTAATCCAGAAATTCGATAATATCATCTTCATTTTTCTTTGCTTTTCTTAGCATAATTTTATACTTATTATCGCCAGAAACAATATCATCAATTTCTTTACTAACAGCCTTTGAATTTTGTTTCTCCAATAGCCCTAAAAACTTATTTTCAATTTTCATATTATACCCCTTCTAGTAAATCGTCTATTTCTTCCTCTACTTCTGTATTTACTTTTATCTTTTCTTTCTTTTGCTTTGTATTTAGTTTTTCCACAAAAGCCTTGTTCTTATCCGAGTTTTCAATTTTATCCTCTTCTGAGTCATCTACAGACGTTATACGGCTATATTCAAACTCTGTCTTTGTAGTAAATCTGAAATTCACAATACCAGTCAAACGATTTTTAAGTATTTTCCAAATTTGTATTCCTTGGTCATACAGTTCTTCATTTGAAATTAAAGCAATCATTAAATCAGCAGTCTGAGGCAAACCAAATGATTCTGCGGTATCAGCCATATCTAAATCAGACGAATTATAACCCCCACGATTCGTTTGTGTTGAAGTGACAATAGCAACATCATATTCGACCGCCAAACCCCTTAACTCTTCTGCGATCGCTTTTACCATAGCATAAGAATCACCCATTTTAGTAAAACGAGTGCTTGCCATGATATTGATATAATCAACAAAAATTACATCAGGGATAAAATCTTTTTTTAGTTTTAGTTCTTCAAGGATTAAACGAATGTGATTGCAACTTCCAACAGAGGTCGGAAGTTCACGCACAAAAACATCACCATAACCCTTTTCTTTTTTAAGTTTTTTTAATCTTGACTCGTATTCATCTTTCGGAATTTCATCAACATCATTAATTTTAACATTAAGTAAATTAGCATCAATACGCTTTGAAATTTCATCTTCATCAATCTCTAATGAAATATATAGAGCATTATATCCTTTCTTTACAAGGTGAGAACAGTTTGAAATTTTAGCGGCAGTTTTACCTCCATGAGTTCCGGCAAGATACACGGAAAGACTTTTCTTCTTAAAACCACCTTTTGTAATTCTATCTAACTTTTCAACACCACTTGGAAACTTAATATCAACTTTTCTATATCTATCCCATCTATCCGAAATTTCCTGCTCATCAAAATAATCAACACCAATTCTAGTATCAAATGAAACTTTTAAAGCATCTTTAACCAGATCATGTATTTGAGTTTTATTTTCATTTCCATCATGTAAAATATCTGCGGATTTAATTACAGCATTTTCGAGGGCTTTATTTTTACACCATTCTTCAGTTTCATCAATAAGATAATCTAAATCAAAATCCTCATTATCATATTTAGATATTTCATCAATCCTACCAATGACAGATTCAAAGGTTTTTTCATTCAATTTGTTCGATTTTTTAGCGGCAATTTTCAGGACGGTATACGTTGGAATTTTCTTATATTTTGAAACAAACCCTTTAACAACTTTCAGAATAAATCTATCTTCAAAATCATCGAAAAAATCATCTTTCAAAAACGGTAAAACTTTTCTTGTATAATGTTTGTTTTCAACTAACTGCTTCAACACCAAAAATTCCATATATCATTTTCTCCAAAATATTTTATCCAATAACATTAACATTATATTTAAATAAAGTAAAGGGGGTTAAAAACCCCCTTATTTAACTTCTCTCACGCACTCTTGCATTACCGATTGTATATATTCATTAATTTCATCATCTGAAAACTCTTCTTTTGATTCATATTCAAATGTGACACTACCATCACTATAAACTCTAAACACAACCGGCAAATTATCAAATTTATCAATTTTTACCAAATATTTTTCTAATGTTTCAGTCTGTTTCTTCGACCGATTCTGATTCGTCCATATCATCGGAATCATCAACAGAATTAGCAAGAGAACCAAAAGAAAAATCATCCATAATTCCATTTCTTATTGCCTTTCTGATTTCTTCATCTTCTTTAAAATATTTTGCAATATTTTTTTGAAAATCTTTCATTGCAACCTTTTCCCCATCCGGCATGATAAACGAATTTCCCTCTCTAGGAAAAATTTCAAGGGTTTTTGTTAGATCGAACAATGATGAATAGGGATAAAGACCCTTTTTAAAATGAAGAATTACTTCTACAGATTTTTGTTCCTGCATATAACGAGATTTTTCAACAATTGTTTTAATTTTTACGCCAACTTGTTTTTTACTAGAATCTTTTTCTTTTGATTTCTTTAGAATAAGGGAAATATCGACCATATAAGACGGACCACCACCACCAGAAACTTTATCACTCTCATATTGTGACATTGTTTGGTAAGTATGGTTGACGAAAATTGACGGTGTTTGCGCTAGAGCAATTTTAAGAGTAACCGCCCTTGCAAATCCGCGAAGTAATTGTGAGCGTGTCATATCGCGGGTATCTTTGCCGTCTGCAATATCGCCCATTTCTTTATTAGTAGACAACATTCCTATCGAATCCAAACACATAATAGGGTGTTCTTGTGCATCTGGATTTTTCTTATTGTGTTCAATGATTTCATCCAGAATTCGTACATATTGAGTACGACACTCTTCAATCGTATTAACAGGTAAAATAATCATTCTATCTTCTGAAATACCAATTTCTTTTGCAGTTTTTACCGTAGAACTGCCCTCAGTTTCAAAGAAAATGACATATGAATCATCAACTTTATCTAAATAATTCTTGATTAGGAAAATGGTGAATAGTGATTTTGCGGTACTTGGTTCACCACTAATCATCACTCGTTTACCTTTAGGTAAACCCTTAAAAATATCACCATCTGAAAGAACTGCATTTAAGGCAAAAGAATTAGTGTTAACCCATTCTGAAACCTCATACGGATTTTCATCACCTAAAGTAAAAGCATTTTCGTTACCTGAAATTTTTTTAATCTTTGAAAATAATTTTGACATATATTACTTAACTCCCGTTGAACCGTGTCCACCACGATCTTCATTATCCAATTTTTCAACAACATCAAACCTAACAGGCTTCATTTTTTGCATAATTCGGAATTGACAAATACGATCATATTTTTCAATATTACCGTATCGAGTTGCATAAACAGGCATAAACCATTGGTCATCATCCCCACAATACGACTCATCAATAACGCCAACGGAATTAACCTGAACAATACCATATTTCTTGAACGTACTGCTTCTAGGGGCAACATGAGCCTCATAACCAGTAGGCAATTGCATAGCAACACCCAAAGGAATTAAATAAAATTTGCCGGGAATTAATTCAACATTTTCACAAGAACGTAAATCAATCCAATCTTGTGTTTTTTCATTCCTATTAAGAATAGGCATTTCATCATCAAAATATTTAATTTTAATTTCGTGTGGCAATGTCTCAGTCATTATTCAATCCCCTTAATTTCTTCTTTAAAATAAATATTTTCCAATTCTTCATAAGTTTTATAAGTTTTATTTTTTTCGTAATTCGGCAAATCGTTCAATTCATCGGGTAATACACCACGTTCAATCATCATTTCAGTATGGATAAGAGCCATAGAATTCCACATAATTGCCGCAAGATGATCTTCGCTTCTATCTCCTTGTTGAAATTTATTAACGTGACGTTTTAGACTTCCGAGGGTTTTGCTCATTGGAAGTCCTTTTTCCCAATTACGATCCCCATATTTTTTGGCCCCATCGGTACACCATTGACCTAAACGCCATTCTGCAAAAGGGGATATTAATTCCAGCATGTTTTTACTTTGTGTATCTTCCCTAACCGCACCCGTAGAAAATGTTTGTCGTGTTCCATTATCTTCCATTCATTTCTCCTTAAATAATAAACATTCTTTTCTTTTCAACCAATTTAAAAGCATTTTCAAGTGAATCTCTCAAATCTTGGTAAGACAATTCACAAATATCTTCAAGTTGTGTCAATCTTTTTAATTTTGTATAAAACAATCTTCGACAATCTTTGAACACTGTATTTTTCTTTACTTTTTTGCCGTTTATATAACCATATACAGGATTAGAATTAGCATAATCCGACCCATAAATTTTTAATTTTTCCATGATATATTCGATTTCAACATCATAATACAGACTTATCTTTTCTAACGCCTCATCGAGATTGATTTCCACTTTCAATAAATCGTCAATTATATAGTGAAACAAACCTCCTATTTCATGTTCTGACAAATCATGTTTTTGTAGCATACATTCCAGTAAACCCCTTTCTATGAATTTCTAATGTTTCTAACAAGATAAACCATGAAAACACACAAAGCAACAACAATGATGATATTTCCTGTTTCCATAATCAAATCTCCTTTATATCCCTGAAAACAACTACATTTTTACATAACAAAAACATAATGTCAATACTTTTCTTTCAGTTTAGATTTATTAATTTTCTATTAATTTTCTGCGATATTCAGCAATGAAAAAAGCATCTGTTAAATCAAAAAGAGGATTTTTGTCTTTTGGTTTATTTTTCCATTTGCCTTTTTTCTTTTCTTGATCCAGCTTATATTTCCTAATATAATCCTGAAAATGATTTCTCACATAATCAGGGAGTTTGTGCGTACAACCAATTTTGACCCCCAATTTCCCATATCTCTTTTTATATTTATCGCTGTCTTGTCGAGTTAAAACCCTTGACCTCCACGAATTAACAGGAATAATACCTACCAGCACATCAGGGAAAAATATTTTAAGAGATACTTTCAAAAACCAAAAATGACCATCAATTTTGTCTTTCTCGCCACTCCGACCCGCAAAAGATAACCCCTCAATTGCAACTCTCAATTCATCAAATTTTACATACTGTTTTTCCACAAATGTTATAATTTTAGTGATATTTGAAATAAGCAACTCTTCATCGTTTAATTGTTCCGGTGTTGAATGAACCAAATTGTAATCAGCTAAATCGCCTTTCTCGTCAATACAAACCAAACCCGTTGACCTTAGACTTAAATCAATGCCGACAAATCCAATCATACTTGCTCCAATAAACTAAATTTTTTCTTTTTTACCTCATAATGACGATCAAAATAATTTTTTACCTCTTCTTTATGAGATATGCAGAAAATTGTATATCCATTTTCTTTAAATGATTTAAGAATAGAAATAAATCCAACAATTCCTTGCTTATCAAGACCAATAGTATCAAGAATTTCATCAAGAAAAAGGATATTTGTATTTACACTATTTTTCTTTTTAGACAACTCAAGAAAAGCAAACATCAATGCCAAATCACAACGGCTACGCTCGCCTTTTGAGAATGACCCATAGCTTAATGTTTCATATCCCTTTAAAACAATTGTTTCTTCCAACAATTCATTAAACTTCATACGATACGGGGCTTGTAGGATTTCGAGATATTTATTTACATAGGTATTAAGAATTGGAATATATTTCCTGACGATATAGGATTTAATACCTTTATCAGATAAAAGATTTACCGAAATATCAAAAATTCTTTTTTTCTTTTCCATATCCTTATATTGAAGTTTAATATCTGATAATTCTTTAATCAACTCTGAATCATCACGCAATTCCTTTTTTTCAGGTTCTTTTACATTGTTAATTTCTTCTATAGTTTGTTTAATTTTTATCTTTATATTGTCAATATCATTTAAAATATTTTTCTTATTTCTATCCAAATAATCAATACTTTTTTCAATATCTCTAGTCTTTGAAATTTTGTTGTTTAATTCTGTTTCTTTTTCCCTGATTTTATAAAGATATTTGTTATATTTTTCATTCAATTCCTGAATCTTTATGTCAATCTTTTCTATCTTTTCAGAAAGCGTTTCATACTTCCTGATTTTTTCCTTTATTTCATCCTTTTTCTTGTTAAGCTGATCAAACTCGTTCTGAATACTTTCGCTCATCGAATTTTTGTGTTCTAAGGTGATTTCTTGTTTACAGGTAGGGCAACTATCATTTTCTTTTAAAAAGGCAATGAAAGTCTGTTTTGTGTCTTTTAGAGCAGAAATTTTACCTAATGCACTGTTGGCTTTGGATATACCAGCATACTTTTCTTTACATTTTGATTTCTTATTTTTCAACTCTTCAATGTATGATTTAATTTTATCAGAATTGTTATTTTCTTTAATCTTTTCCAACTCACTCTTTAAATCTTCGATTTCAGAATCAAGCTCTGCAATTTCTTTTTTCTTTTCATCGATCGCAGAATTTTTTTCAACATACGACTCATCATAATTTAAAATTAGTGCATCATATTCTTCAATTCTCCCCCTAAGCTGTTTTTTAATCTCATCAACACTTTTGGTTTGTTGAGCGAGAATCTTTTTATTCATTTCGTGGATAATTTCAAGATTTGATTGAATACGCTTATAATCAGCTTCAGTATCACGCATATTTTCTTTATGAACACTCAAATCTTGCTTGATAAGTTTATTCATTTCTGAAAATACTTGAATATTTAGAATATCTTCAATATAGGTTCTTTTTTCTTGTGCAGACATTTTAATGAAGGGCTTATAAAAATCAGCATTAAGGCAGATATTTTGTTTAAGTGATAGAGAATTGAAACCTAGTAGACGTTCAAGTTCAGCCTGAAAATCTGTTGATTTAGAATCTTCATCAATTTTATTTCCGTCTACCTCAATTTCAAAAATTTTAGGCTTCATCCCTCTTGAAACCACAACACGCTTACCCTTATTAGATGCCTCAAGAGTCACTAAAAGGTTTTTCTTATTGGTCGTATTAATCAATTGGGACAGTTTTATATCTCGATAAGTTTTTCCCGTTAGAACGTAAAATACGGACTCTAAGAGGGTACTTTTGCCGTTGCCATTGGTTCCATAAATAAGATTAAGAAGATTGTTGTCCAACTCAATCTCAATTGGACTGTTACCATAACTTAAAATATTTTTGAATGTAATTTTATGTAAATTCAATATCGCCTCCTAGACCACAAATTGCTTTTCTTTTAGCTATAGATGTTTCTTTTCTAATGACGAAACAATAACCTTCAAAAGCATTAACATATTTATCTGACATTATCCACCCATCATTCTTATACGACTCAAAATCTTTTCTAAATTTTTTCTCTAATCGCTTCCACACTTTATTTTTATGAAGATATTTCCATTTTCGATTAAACGTAAAAATCAACAAAAACGACAATATTACATCAAAAAAATTTTCATTATATGACAACGTGTATGTTTCATAATGAGGTTCTTTCCAACGCCAAACAGAACATAAATGACCTACACAACGATTATTTGAGTTTACCGGACAATATAATTTTGTTTTTTCTGTAACTATACTCATACGGCCATACCCTTTTTGATTCTGTTATATACGTCTGTCAACATTTCAACAACCATTTCCTTATCCTCATCCAGCATATTTTCTTGTTCTTCCATGAAACCCTTTAAAATTTCAATAAAATCTTCGTTTTCAACCTGAAGATTTTTAATATCGTCTAATATGATCGAATTATTAATAATTTCGTAACTTATCACATTTTCAAGTAACTTTGCAACCCATTTATCTGTTTTGGATTCAGTATCGCAGTTAATAAAAACCTTTACGAAACAATCCTGATAATCTGAAATAGGTGGATGGTCAAAATTCTCATCAATTATAATCTTTTTGTAAATTTCTCTTTCATTTGGTATTTCAGTTATTTCTTCATTTTTCAGATCAAAATCATAAAAGGATTTTCTATCGCCAAAATCATTCCAGTTAATTTGGATCAGACTTCCAATATACTTGATTTTATCTTTGAGATTTTTCAGATGAAAATGACCTGAGAACACAGCATCGAATTTTTTGAAAAGAGATTGACTAAAACCCTCTTTACAGACCATTCCTTTTACCAATTCAAAACCGTTTATTTCCAAATGACCAAAGGCATATTTTGCATCTGATTCCTTAATGATTTTAAGCGATTCATCGTGATTCTCTTTATTAATCCAAGGGATGAAAAGACACTTGGTATCTTCTACAATTATCTGTTGAGGAACATTTTTTATGATAACGAAATTCTTGAATTCACCAAAAATCAATTCAGGTGAGGCAATATCGTTAGAATTTTTATGAAAAACGTCATGATTTCCAACACTTATAATAACTTTAATATTGGTATCTTTGAGTTTTTCAAAAATTGTTCTGGCTCTTTTGAAAGTTTTGAAATTAATTGATTGTCGATTATCGAAAATATCACCAGCAAACCAAATTGTTTCCGATTCATTTTCAATCGCGTAATTTACGACTCGTTCCAGTTCTTTTGTCTGATAATCAATAAATTCAGGGAAATATTCGTTTTCGCCTAAATGTATATCACCAACTAAAATCATATTTTTCTCCTAACTGATTTTTTATTTGTTGTTTGTAAGCAGGATGACAAATAACTTTATTATCGAAAATATAAAAATTAGGATCAGGAATAATGTCAAAATACTTCTTCGCAAATTTTTTTAGGATTCGTTTCTTCTTGGTTTTAGGGAAACGATATTGTTTTTCAATTGTTAAATAATGATTTTCAATAATATACATCTTCATTTTCTGTTGTTGTTTAAATTCGTTATTTAATTTAATAAATGTATTCATATCACATGCAGTTGAATTAAATTCTGATTCCATATCTAAGGTATTACCATAAAACATTTCTTCAATTAAATTACTAATATGTTGTTCGATATATTTTTCTACATCAAAATAATCATGAGTCATTGCCTTCTTCTCCATTTCCGAATTCTATTTCGTTCTTTGTCGGTAATATACCATACTTGAAATACATTTCGGAATCATACTGAAGTTTCGTATTGTTTTTTATCTTTTTCTGTTTTTTCTCATACTTAATATAATCCTTATAGAAATTATGAATAACAGTTGTAAAATACGAAAAAGGATTATCTCTAGTTGTGTCAAACCGTTTTGCTATTTCGAGACACTTCAAATAAGCATCTGAAACCATATCTTCTTTCCATGTATAACGATTCCAATTGTTTTTAGAAATAATTCTCTTACACATTTCAAATAAAATTAAATGAAGTTTATCAGTCATAATACCAGTTCGTTTAAATAAAATCAATTGTTTTTTTAACTCTTTGTTAGAAACGTATTTAACTTTTTCTTTAGGTAAATTATTTTCTTCCATTGAATATGAATCTCCTTTTCATTTTATAAACATTATAACATATAAATTAATATAAAAGGATAAACTGTTTCCGCAGGAAACATTGCCCCGCAGGGGCAACAAATAGTAAATAATTATAGTGTAATAATGATGGTGTTACAGATTGTTAAGTGGTAATCAATAAGAAATGAACTACTTTTTAGGTAAGATTAGTTTTATACATTATATGTTATTTTATAATTGATATGGTATTTTTCTCTATATTGACAAAATTAACAACTGTAATATATAATAATATAATATAATAATATCATCTTAAAGCTACGTTGTAGCTTTAAGATGAACGCTCAACTGCGTTGAGCGTAATTTTCTTCCATCATTTTTTTTTAAAAAAATACACTCCAAACAAGCTAGGCACATGAAGATATAATAACAAAGAATTTATAAATTCTTTGAAAAAATATTATTTATAATGTTTTTTTATTTTATTATATCACATTTTCGGACAAATCGACCCAAAAAAAATAATTATTTTTCTTTAATTAAATTCTAATAATGTTAGGAGAACAAACATGACTGATTACGCCCTAGAAAACAGATTTAAACTAAATTTTGCTAAAGATGAATTCAAGGATTTGCATAGGAGTATTATTAATTCTAACCTTCCCGGTATTAATTTGGGTACAATTATTCATCAAACACCAATAAAACCTCTTTTTCTTCCCGGTGACACAATCGAGTTCAATCAACTCACTGTAAATTTCAGTTTGGAAGAAGATTATGCAAATTACATAACCATCTTGAAATGGATTTTGACTAACAAAAATAGTCAACAATTAGACTCAGAAATTAAGGTAACAGATGTTTCGATGGATATTCTTAATAACAAATTTAATCCCATTTTTGGTATTAAATTAGAAGATGTGTTTCCGATTAACCTAAGTGACATTGATTATAATGTTACAAATAGTGATATTCAGGTTCCGACTTTTTCAGTTTCTTTTGTTGTGAATAATATGGAATTAGATTTAACTGTGTGAATTTTGTAATTTTGTGTTATAATGATTGAAAATCTTGATAGGAGTTTTAGTTAATATGATTGATGTTGAAAAACTTATGGACGAGATTGAAAAGGATTTAGAGTTTGATCGAGATAAACTTGATGAAGTGATGTATAAAATTCCAAACCTTCATTCAAAATATTTGAGATACTTATATCAAGAATCAAACGAATTGTCAAAAAGAGAAATTCAACTCAAGAAGAAATATAGAAAAATGTGGTACTATTATAAAAATGATTACGATTATGTTGTGGAAGATAAACATATTCCGTGGCATATAGAAACAGATGATGATTATGCTAAGATGTTGTATTCAGTAAATAAATTAAAAAACAACGTGAATGTTATAGAAAAAGCAATTCGAGAAATTGGAAAGTTGTCATTCACTATTAAAAATATCATTGATTGGGAAAGGTTTAAAGTAGGTTCATGATTAAATTAAAAAAGCAAAACGAATCTTATACTAAAGTTGTTGGATGCGATTATTCTATGTCAATGGAATTATCTGATGAATTTTCATATATGGATGATAATTATCAATTTAAACCATCCTATAAATATGGTGGATGGGATGGTAAGATTCGTTTATTTAATAGAAAAACAAATTGTGTTCCTATTGGTCTAACTCCATTACTGATCAAATATTTTAAAGATACTGATGTTGATTTTGAGGTCGATGATTCTCTAAAAGAGAAAGGCCCAAAACTTTCCTCTCAATTTATTGAAAAATTCTGCGATAAAGTCCTAAAGATTCCAGAAGATTACGATAAGAGGGATTATCAATTAAAAGCCGTTCAAGAAATGATCCATCATAAAAAATTGGTGGGAGTTTCTTCTACAGGTTCTGGTAAATCATTTATCTTTTATCTTTTTGTTAATTTACTTCAATTTATTTCTAAACAAGACGATAATAAGGTTTTAATTCTCGTTCCTACAATTTCTCTGGTCAATCAGATGGCAAATGATTTTCAGGAATACTCAGAAAATTTTTGTGATTTTTCGCAATATGTTCATAAAATTGGTGGGAATAATAAAGGTCAAAAAGATACGGATAAGCCTATAACTATTTCCACATGGCAAAGCCTAATGCGAATGCCCACTGAATTTTTTGAAGATTTCAATGTAATTATCACGGACGAGGTTCATGTTGCTACAGGTAAAGAATTGACCAAGATTGTGAGCAATTGTCGAAATTCGGAATATTGTATTGGTTTTACTGGAAGTCTCAAAAAATCAAATATTCACGAATTACAGCTTAATGCTTTATTCGGCCCCATTAGAAAATATACTAAAACAAAAGAGTTAATTTCAAGAGGCATTTTATCAAAACTTGAGATTAGACCTATTGTTTTAAAACATCCGAAAGATGTGATACATGATGTTTATAAACAAAAAGAAATTTTAAAGAAAAATGATGAGAGTCCTACAAAATCATATAAATATGAATCAGAAACTATTTTAGACAATCCTGATAGGCTCAAATATATTGCAAAATTAGCGGCAAGCAGAAAACAAAATACTTTAATCTTGTTTAAAAGTATTGACTACGGTAGACAAATTTTCAATCTTCTTTCGGAAAAAACCGATAAAGATGTTCGTTATGTGGATGGTACAACAAAGCCCGATGAGCGTGAACAGATTAGAAAAGATGCTGAGAAAACTGATGATATGATTATTGTAGCGTCTTTAGGTGTTTTTTCAACAGGTGTCAATATCAAGAATTTGGTCAATATTATTTTTGCTGAAAGTGTGAAATCAAGTATCAAAGTCATTCAGAGTATTGGAAGAAGTTTAAGAAAACATAAAAATAAAGAAAAGGCAATTATTTGGGATATTGTGGACGATTTAACCTATACAACAAATCGTGGAACAAAGAAAAAGAATTATATTTTAAAACATTTTTTTGAAAGAATTGGATATTACGATGAAGAAGGTTTTAATTATAGTCTAAAAAATGTTTCTTTGTAGAAAGTAAATATAGCTATGACATATAAAAATATAAAACCTACAAAATTCAAGCCTATAAACAAGAAAAAATATAAGGGTGATGCGAACAATATCATTGCAAGAAGTGGTCTGGAAAAAAAGTATTTTATGTATTGCGATAGAAACCCTAATGTTCTCGAATGGAGTTCAGAGGAAAAAATTGTAAATTATCGGTCGCCAATTGACAATAATCCTCATAGATACTTTTTAGATTTATGGGTTAAGGTCAAAACAAAAAGTGGTGAGATAAAAGAAGCAATCATTGAAATAAAACCACTAAGCAAAACTCAGCCTCCAAAGCCTCCAAAGAATAATAACACTAAAGCCAAAAACCGTTATAAAGAAGAGATTAAAGAATATATGGTGAATAAATCAAAATGGGAAGCGGCTGAGAAATGGGCTAAGAAAAAGGGAATGACCTTTCAAATTTTAACTGAGAAAGATATTGGTTAAATATATGGCAACAAAATCAAAAACAACAAAAGCAACGTCTAAAATACCTCTTAATGTTAGAGATTCTTTAGATCGTCTTTATGATACAGATGTTCCAACAATTAAAAAAGGAAGTCGTTTGACGTTGGGAAATATGTATCTTTTTGCTTATCCTAACCCTAAATGGAAACAGAAACTTCCGTGGTGGGATATGTTGCCTTTAATAATTTTATTGGGGGTACACGATGGGTATGTGCATGGAATTAATGTTCATCATATTCCGTGGTCGTATCGTATTAAATTTGTGCGTGAAGTGATGGAAAGAAAAGCTAAGAGGAAAAGGCTTTTATATAAAGACATTAAAAGAGCGTGGAATGCGGCAAAAATTCCTGCCGCATATGCTTATTTGGCGTACAGAACATATATTTATGATCTGATTCCAACTAATTTCAAAATGTTTGATTATGAAGAGTGGAAACCTGTTACCACAAAAGTTCTTCAGAGTTATGCAAAGGGTGGTGGCAAAAATGCAACTTCTAGTGATGCTCAAATTTACAAAGAAATTCAGCGTAGACTCAACGCACAAAAGAAAAAAGTAAAATAAAGGATATATTATATGTTTGGATTAAATTTTCTTAAATCTAAAAAAGAAAAAGATTTTGAAACAAAAGAACAACAAAAAGAATCTAATTTGATTGAATTAAAAGGTGTTGAAAATGCGGAATCGGTTGAGTTTGATGCTCAATCATTTACATTGGGATTTGATTTCGAGGAACAAATTAAATCTATTAAAGATTTGGTGAGGGTGTATCGACAAGCCGCACAAAATTCAGAAGTTGAAGATGCTATTGATGAAATTGTTAATGAAGCAATTGTTTTAGATGATGGGGATATTGTTGACATAAATTTAGATAATATAGAATTGTCTGATCCGATCAAGAAAAAGATTAAAGAAGAGTTTGAATACATTTTAAAACTCTTAAATTTTAGAGAAGATGCGCCAAACCTTTTTAAACGCTGGTATATAGATGGTCGCATGTTTGTGCAAGCTGTGGTTAAAAGTGGTGCTGAGAAAAACGGAATCAGGAAAATCAAATTTCTTTCTCCCTTAAATATTCAAAGATATAAAGATAAGGAAACAGGAAAATATTTTTATATCTATAAAGAAAAAGAGGATTCCAGAGAAGGTTATAGATTAACTGAAGATTTAATAACTTTTGCTACTTCTGGTATCACTAATCCTGATAATAAATACTTTATTTCTCATCTTCATAGAGCAATCAAGCCCTTAAACCAATTAAGACTTCTTGAAGATTCCGCTATCATTTATCGCATTACCCGTTCACCTGAAAGAAGGGTGTTTTATATTGATGTGGGCAAAATGCCGAAAACTAAAGCCGATCAATACGTTAAAAAATTGATGGATCGCTTTAAAAATCGCATTTCATATAATGTGCAAACTGGTGAAATGACGGAAAAGAAAAATGTGATGACAATGTTAGAAGATTTTTACCTTCCAACTTCAACTTCTGGCAAGGGAACAAAAGTTGAAACATTGCCTGGAGGTCAGCAACTTGGCGAAATAACTGATATTTTGTATTTTAAAAGAAAATTGTATCGTTCACTTAAAATTCCATCTTCAAGGGTTGATGATAATGAAGCAGGAAGCCCGATGGTTGATTTTGGTCGAACAACTGAAATCACTAGAGCAGAATTGAAATTTGCCAAATTCATTAATATGTTAAAGCAAAGATTTTCATTTTTACTTCTTGATCTATTGAAAAAGCAATGCATTTTCAAAAATATCGTAAATATAGATGAGTGGGAAGAAAATGAGCAAGATATTAAATTTGTTTGGGCAACTGATAGTTATTGGGAGGAAATGAAATATGCCGATAGCCTACAGAGAAGATTAGAAATTGCCAGAGATTTAAATGAATATGTCGGCAAATATTTCTCCCATGAATTTATGAGAAAAGAAATTTTTAAGCAAGATGATGACGATATTAAAAATGAAGATAAGAAAATGAAAGAAGAAGGCGACAAATATAAACCTGATGAAGCTGATGCAGGATGGTAATTTAATTAGTAAATATATTAAAAGGAGTAAATAAATATGAATGAATTATTTCAGTATGCACTAAATGGGAATGTAACTAAATTCAAAGATGCTTTCAAAGAAAAAATGGGAGAGCGTTTTTCCACCAAAAAAGATGAAATTAAGAAAGATGTGTTACAGCAAATTTCTCCAAAGGAATGAATAAATGAAACCATTAATCGAAACTAAAGAATCATTTAATTTCCAAACACAATTAGATGAATCTACCGGCAAAAAAGATTTTTATATTGAGGGTATCACGCTTCAATCTGAAATTAAAAATAAGAATGGTCGTGTATATCCAAAAACTGTATTGAGAGAAGCTATTCATAAACATACTTCCGAAATGCTTGAATCTGGTCGGGCTGTTGGAGAATTAAAACATCCTAAATCGGACATTCACGAAATCGACCCTGAGAATATTTCTCATCGTTTCGTGGAAGTGAAAGAAGATGGTAATGATTTTTACACTAAAGCAAAAATCCTTGATACTCCAAAAGGAAGCATTGTTAAAAATCTTTTAGAGGGTGGTGTGAAGCTAGGAATTTCCTCAAGGGGTTTTGGTGATGTTAAAGAGTCAAAAGACGCAAAAGTTGTGCAATCTCTCTATCTAGTTTCACTAGGAGATATTGTAACTAATCCATCGGCCCCAAATGCTTTTGTTAATGCAGTCATGGAAAATAAAGAATTTGTATTTGAAAACGGAATTATTGTTGAAAAAGATTTGTCGCAAGAAATTGATGAATACAAAAGCATTATTCAAAAGGCTTCAAGCAAGGAACTTCAAGAAGCTATCAGTAATATTTTCGATGATTACATGAAAAAGATTTTAAAGAGTAAATAATAATAGACATTAATAGTATTTAAATATAAGGAGTTAAATATGGATGAACTAATCAAAGCACTAAAGGAGAAACTTGGTGAAGATGTTCTCACTAAGGATGTGGAAACGAAACTAAAAGAAAGTTTTGAAGAGGCAGTTTCAAAACAGGTCGATGATGAAATTTCCGAAACTCTAAAAGCTAAGGAAACCGAACTTGAAGAGAAAGCAGAGAGTGAACTTGTAGAATTTAAGGAAAAACTCGTTGAAAAACTTGATGAGTATGTCCACCTTTCTGTAGAAGAATTTGTTGAAGAAAATCAGGCTGTAATTGAGTCACAGACTAAAGTTGAAATTGCTGAAAAACTCTTTGAAGGTGTGACAAGTCTTTTTGAAAGCGTTGGGATTGAAATTCCTGAAGAGAACAAAGATGTTGTTGCTGATCTCGAATCAAAAATCGAGAAGCTAGAAGAAAAACTTGATAGCGAAATTTCTAAGGCACTTGATCTAAGCAAAGAAAAACTTGAGTATGAAAAGGCTCTAAAATTCAAAAGCATGACTGAGGGTTATTCCGATTCAGACACGGAAAAGATTGCTGATCTTCTTGAAGGGATTGAAGTTGATGGCGTTTCTGATTTTGAAAAGAAAGTAAAAATCGTTATTGAGAAATTTGAAGATCGTGGTTCTAAAAAGCCTGACGATGATTCAACACCACTAGAAGAAGATTTCAGCGGTGAACATATTACTGAATCTGAAGTGGATAAATACGCCCCTGATATTTTTTAAATTCTGAATTAGTAAATAATATTAGATATTAAAGAAAATTAAATTAAATATTTATAAAGGAGTAAAAAAGATGGATAAACAAAAACTAAAAGCACTTGTTGAAAAATGGAATCCCGTTATTGAGGGACAGGGTAAATGGGAGGATTTTGTTGCTCATTGCCCTAAAGTAAATCCTCAACACAAAGCGATTATGGCACAGCTTTTTGAAAACATCGAAACTCTGCCTCTACAGGAACGCACCGACGCTGGTGCAGTTGGTGATTATAAGCCTATTCTAATCCCCATGCTTCGCCGTGTTATGCCTTCCCTAATTGGTAATGAGATTTTCGGTACACAACCTCTTACCGGCCCCACTGGTCTAATTTTTGCCCTTCGTGCCGTTTATGGTAACAGCACTGATAATCCTGTTAGTCGTGCAAATTCCGTAATTCTAACTCTTGCTACTGGTCATGGTCTAGCGGTTGGCGATACTATTACTGGAGATACTTCCGGTGCAACTGGTACTGTTCGTTATGTTGAAGATAACAATGTTCTAGTTGAAGTCGCAAGCGGTACTTTCCAAGCTGAAAATGCTAATACTGCCGCAACTTCAATTGCCGCTGTTTATGAAAATGAGGCACTATTTAACATCATTTTCAAGAATTACACCGGGCCTTACGCAACTGCTGATGGTGAAAAACTCTCAACTGATATGAAAGAAGTCGGGTTTGACATTCAGACCGGCAATGTAAAAGCCGAAACCCGTAAACTAAAAGCCAAGTGGACTGAAGAACTTGAGCAAGACCTAAAAGCTGTTCATAACATGGACGCAGAAACTCTTCTTTCTGCGGTTGCCGCTGACGAAATCACAATGGAAATGAACCGTGAATTCATTAATAAGGTTCATGAAAAAGCGGTTCTCGGTAGTTCCTCAACTTGGACTTATGATCCTACTGATGATAGCCAAGGTCGTTGGGAAAATGAGAAATATCAGGCTCTTTGTTCCGCAATTTCTCGTAAGCAACGTGCAATTGCTGTGAATAACAAGCGCGGTCAAGCAAACTGGATGATCGTTTCTCCTGCTGTTCTTTCTGCACTTGAAAATGCTGGTAAACTAAGCACTGTTGGTACTGATCCTGTCAACAAAGCGTTTGCTGGTACTGCAATGGGTATGAAAGTTTTCTGTGACATTTATGCAACCGACAATTACGTTCTACTCGGTTATAAAGGTTCTCAGGAAATTGATGCTGGTATCTTCTATTCACCTTATATTGGTCTACAGGTACGTAAAGGCTATGGTGAGGAAGATGGACAACCCCGTACTTTCTTCAGCACTCGTTATGCTCTTACTGATAACATCATGGATTCCGAAAAATATTTCGGTAAAATCACTGTCAATGGTCTACCTCTATAATTTGTTTTTAATTGTAATGTGATGTAAAAGGGCTAGGGAATTTTCTCTAGCCCTTTTTTGTTTTTGAGTAAATATAAGTGAATAAATATAAAGGGGAATTATAATGAGTCTGCAATTTCCAAAAGATATAGATTTAAACAAACATCCATTTATGAAATTTACTGCATATCGGTGGAATGCTACCGGAAAAATAAATCAATCTGTAACAACCACAAAAAATTCTGTAGGTACTGTTATTTTGCCTTTTTCGGAAAGTGGTTTGAATGATAGTATTTCTTCAAATTGGTCTGAAGAAGAGGGTTTGTTAGTTTCTGGTGGTAAAGATGCCGCCGCAAAATATTTCAAATCAAAAGTAAAAGAAATGGCGGGAGAATTATATAAGTTTGCACGTTACAGACAAGGCTCAACATTAAATGATTTTGCTTCATTATTATATGAGGGTGTTGGTTTTAGGGAATTTCCACTAACCTTTAATTTGGTTCCTAAAAATTTAGATGAGGCGACAACAATCGAAAATATTGTGAAATTTTTTAAGAGAAATTCATTACCTCATTACCGTGAACAGGTTATGGATTTTCCAAATTTTTGGCAAATATCAGCCGTGTTTCCGGGAAATAAGAATGTAACTCATTTTAGAAGTTGTGTTATTACCAGTTTAGAATTTAATTATTTTCCAGATAGTATTGTAACTGTTTTTAAAAGTGGTCATCCTATAAAAATTACTGCTTCTATTACTTTTAAAGAGTTGGAAAAATTAGATAAGGATATGTTCTAATGGATATTTTTAAAATTATACCGAATATACAATACGGTTCAGAAGAATTGAAAAATATATTCTTTAAATATATCATTAAAAATAATATAAATAGAGAATTTTTAAGCGTATATAGGCTTAAAGACGGTCAATCTTTAGAAGAAGTTTCGTATGAGTTGTATGGTAAAGTTGATTATTGGTGGATAATCGCATTTATCAATAAAATAGATGATGTAGTTTTTGATATACCAATAAATGAAAAGATGTTGAAATTTATCGCTAAAGAAAATAGTTTGAAAGATGATGGTTCAATAGATTATGAAAAGTATTCTATTGAATATGAAAAATTGCAAGAAGAAAATGAGAAAAAACGAGTTATAAATATTATTAGAGAAGAACATTTAAGTGAAATATTAACAGATATAATTAGGTTTGTATATGGCAAATAATATAATAAATCCAAAAAAAATTAATATTCAGTCCATAAATATTACTAATATAAATGGTAAGACAATAGATTTAAGGTCTGTTTTTCTAACCATGAATATTTATGAGTCTATATTTGATTTCTTTCTTCATGGAAAAATTGCTATTTTTGATAATAGTGATTTGATACAAAATTTTCCTATTGTTGGAAACGAGAAAATTGAAATAATTTTAGGACAAGAAGATAAGAATGTTATTCTCGATTTTAGACTATATAAAATCGATAGAGATACAAAAACATATAGAGGAATCAATAAAAAGAAAGTGTTTATTCTGTATTTTGTATCAGAAGAACAAATAAAATGTGGATTAAATAGAATATCTCGTAGATTTGAAGATAAACCAGAAAATATTATTAGCACTTGCTTGACAAAAATTTTACAATCTGAAAAGAAATTCAATTTTGAATCTACTAAAGAAAAAAGAGAAGTATATTCAAATTTTTGGACATTCAGCAAATTGGTGGAATTTTTGAGTAGAATTTCACTGAATAACAAATTTTCAGATTATATATTCTATGAAAATTTTGATGGGTTTAATTTTGAATCTCTTTCATCTTTGATGATGAAGCCAAAAGAATCAGATATTGTTTTCAAAAATGATAATGATAAACTGTTACAAACAAACAACATAAAGAAATATCGAATGAATAAATATTTTGATATTTTATCAAATATTAATTTGGGGATGTATGGAAATAGATATTATAAGTTAGACCCTATCTATCATGAATTTAAAATTACTGATGATGATTTTACTGATATACAAGAAAAGATTGCATCGTTGGGAAATCATTCTTTATTTGATAAAGAACTTTCGAGTGATTTAAACCATGTATCAGAAAATTTGTATCAACCAGAAATATCTAGCGCAAGAACAATTTCAAAAAAATTGTTGGAAAATTATAATTTTGTGATGAAATTGAATGGATATTTAGATAGAAAAGTTGGACAGGTTGTAAGTATAAAATTTCCAAATCTTGATAATGAATCTTTGATAAACAAATCTTTTGACGGCAATTATTTGATAATGGAGATTAACCATATTATTGATCAGGATAGAAATTATGAACAGAATATTATGGCGTGTAAAAATTCCTTTCTGATGAATGATTCAATGCCTAAAATTTCAAAATTTAAGAACGGGGGCGGATAATGGCAATATATCAAGATTTAGATTTTAATTTAAACGCTGATGAATATGGCAATGTAAATGTTCTTGAAGATAAAGATGCTATACAACAATCATTAAAAAATATTATATTCACTAGAATTGGGAGCAGAACAAAATTTCACAATCCTAATTTCGGTTCAAACCTAAATAAACTATTATTTGAAAAAATGAATAGAGCAACAGAACTTGAAATAGAAGATGAAATAAGATTTTCTATAGAGAACTTTGAGCCTAGAGTGAAAATTGTTGATATTGTTATTGATGCAAAATATGACCAATATCAATATGATATTTCGATTATATACAATATTGTAAATCTTAGCGAAGCTGATGAATTGAATGTAACACTTGATGTTGTGAATTAAGGAGTTGTATATGTTTTATAGTGGCGTTGTTGAAGATATAAATGATCCTATGAAAATGGGTCGTGTGAGAGTAAGGATATTTGGATTACACACAGAAAAAAGGGATACTAAAAAACCGGCTGAATATTTGCCTGTAAGCGATTTACCATTTGCTACCCCTGCCTACCCTATCAATTCGCCTACAATATCAGGAGAGGGCAATTTTGGGCTTCCTGAGCAGGGTTCTATAGTATGTTTATTCTTTCTTGATCCAGAAAAACAATACCCGGTTTATTTTGCAACCATTCCTAGATTTTTAAGCGAAATGCCAGATTTTAAAAATGGGTTTTCCGATCCTGATAAAAAATATCCAAAAGAAGAAACATTAAATGAATCTCCAATTTCGAGACTAGCAAGAAATGAAAAAATTGACGAAACTATTGTTCAGGAAAAAAGGGATAATGTAAAATCAGGGGTTCAATGTGCAGGATCAAGTTTTGATGAGCCTGAAACTAAATATGCTACGAAATATCCTCATAACCATGTTATTCAAACCAGAAAGCATATTATTGAGGTTGATGATACTGATGGTGCAGAGAGAATAAGTATTAATCATCATTCTGGAACATTTGAAGAAATTCATCCTAATGGCGAGAAGGTTGAGAATATTAAAGATTCAAAGACTACTATTATATTAAAGGATGACAATATTCTTGTTGAGGGCAATAAAAATTTACATATCAACGGTAATTGTAATGTAACTGTTGAAAGTAATGTAAACTTAGATATTAAGGGTGATGTAACTGCTATGGTTGAGGGCAAATTTGATGCTGATATTACCGGAAATACTAATGTGAATTGCGATTCTAAAGTTACAGTTCATGCAAAATCTACTGTTGAGATTGATGGTGGAAGTGGTGATATTTCTGGGGTAGTGACTCAAAATTGTTTTTGTCCATTTACCGGCCATTTGCATAGCGACTATTCAAAAGATGTAATCGCGTCTAAATAGGAAAAATATATGGAATTAAATATCGAAAAATATAAGAAATTGGGTAATATTACAAAAGCTAAATCTAGTCAAGCTAAACTCAAAAAGAAATATATTGATGATAAAATTACTGAGATAAATATTCCTGAAGAACCGGAAGTGTTTCAGGGCAAAATGGATGCGTTGGAAAAAATTAATCCTGAATTACCTACACTAGATTCGACCTTAAAAAATTCATTACAATGCAGTTTTCCCGGCACAGGTGGTGATTTTGGGGATGATATTAATGAATTGCGCCCTGACTTACTTATGCAAGTAATTGATGAGGTTATCCGATACACCAATGAAACAATGGGCGCAATTATGGATAGCCCATTAGGACAATTAGTTTCAACGATAGCTGATCTTGATGATATGATTGCTAACGAATTGATGGAAGATTTGGAAACATTAAGAAATATGAAAATCTGTATGACTCAGCAAGGTATTGATTTTTCTGGTATATCTGATCCTTATGATGAAATAGTTTCTGATTTGAATTTAACTGAAGATGGAAAATTTAATATTGATAATACTGAAATTCCGGTTGATGTTAAAGATCAAGTAAATACTCTAAAGACAAAAACTTTAGAAACTAAAGATAAAATTAAAGCCGTGAAACCTCCAGAATTGCCTGAGTATAAAGAATATTACAATAAATTAGTACCTGAAAATATTAAGGAGAGTATGAAATGGCATTAGATCAAGCAGTATTAGCACAGATGATGCGTGATGAATTAACAAAACTAGGATTTGATACTAAAAATCCAAGAAAAGATAAAATGCAATGGCTTCATTTATTCACTGAGGCGTTGGCAACGGCTGTTGTTGATCATATTGTCCAGAATGCAGAGGTTCAAACGGATTCTGGCGCACCCGATTCTGAACATCATGGAATAGTTTATTAAATTAAAAAGGATTAAAAATGAAACCTTTCTTAGATTTAGATGTGGATTCAATTAAAGAAAAATTTATTGAATTTCTTAAAAATAGTGATAGTCAATTTAAGGATTATAATTTTGATGGAAGTGCTATTTCTTCCCTGATCGATATTCTTTCATATTCAAATCGTCAACAGAATTTTTATTTGAATATGGCAATGAATGATATGTTTCTGAAGAACACAGAGATTAGGCGCAATGCTATTTCACTTGCAAAATCATTAAATTATGAACCGTCAAGAAGACTCGGTACAAAAGTTGTTATAAATATTTCAGCAATTGAACCAGTGGCAGGTTCCACAATTTCAATCCCTAAAAATACAGTTTTTGAGTGTGATGCAAAACCTTATATCGTAACTGATAATGTTTTTCTTAATGATTTGAACGAATTTACTTCAGAAATTGAGCTTAAACAAAACGAAGTGAAAGAAGAAATATTTTCTTTCGACTTAAATCAGAGTTTTACTCTTCAATATGGTGACGAAATTGATGATGAATTTTTAGATGTTTATGTAGATAATGAAAAATGGGAGTTGTTTTCTGATATTTCTATTAATGGAGATAGTAAGGTTTATTTTATTGAGCATAATTTTGATGGTAAAATAGAAATTACTTTTGGAGATAATGTTTTTGGTAAACGACCTGATATTGGAAATACTATCAAAATTGTATATGGAATCACTGATGGGAAGCTATCCTCTAGTAAAGTAACAGAGGTTAAATTATCTGATATTGTAACAGACGATTTAAATAATACTTACACTGATGGCAATTTTTCTAAAGAAATATCATCTTTCACGTTGGGTATAGATGAGGAATCTATAGATTCTATCAAACTTTTTGCCCCCAAATTTTATGAAACTCAGAACAGAACTGTCACTTCAAATGATTATATAAATATTTTGAATAGACTTCCATTCATTGAAAAGGTTAATGTATGGAGTGGCGTTGATAATATTCCACCAGTTTATGGCTCAGTATTTTTCACAGTAAAACCTAAAGATAGTGAAACATTAACAGATGATCAGATTCAGGAAATTAAAGATTATCATAGAAAATACCAGTTAATGTCAATTGAATTAAAATATGTGAAGCCCTTCTTCATAAATATTGATATAGAAAGTGTGGTAAAATATTATAAAGATATAGGAATTTCAACAGTTGTTTTGAAAAATAATATACAAAACGAAATTGAAAATTACTTTTCTGATGGGATTTCTTCTTTTGACTCTATGTTTAAATTCTCAAAACTAACTGAATCAATTGATAGTGTTTATGGGGTATCAAATAATTTAACTAATATTAAACCTTTTATAAAATTTGATGCTAATCCCACAAACAGCTTTTATTTTAGATTATATAATGAAATAAAAGAGGGGAGTATTGTAAACGATTATATATATGATATGAATGGTAAAATATTACGTAAAGACGATGATTCTGAAGTTGGGACATTAGATTACACAAAAGGAATTTTTAATTTCTCGACAACAATGGATAGCGTTGATAATAAGGTTTATTTTGATACAGGTGAGATGGATATTAATTTTTTGCTTAACATTATGATTAGATTAAATGATATTTCAATAGAATTTAAAGGTATTTAAATTATGTATAAAACAGATGTTTTAATTGAAACTCTGATCAATCCTTATATTAAAGAGAATTATCCAAATTATGTTGATTTTTTAAAACAATATTTTTATTACAATGAGACTGAACATGGGCCATTATATGTATTAGATAATATTCCAAAATATATTGATATTTCTTTAGTGCCAGAAAGCATGTTTGAAGAAGTGGTTTATCAATATGCGAATTCATTTCCAAATGACGTATTGAATAAAATTGATGTGAGAACATTTATTAAAAATTCTAAGGTATTTTATACAACAAAAGGAACATTAGATTCTTTTCGTTTTATATTTAATCTTTTGGGTGGTAAATTAAATTTTTATTTTCCACAGGATAATATTTTCACAATAAGCGAAACAAGTGTTCTGAGTGGCGAAAATAAAATTCATGATAATAAATATTATGCATTTTATACATACGAAATTGAAACAGACTTAGACCAAAGTGTTTACAGAGATTTGATTCTTAATACAGTTCATCCTTCTGGATTTAGATTTTTTTCAAAAAAGGTAAATTTTCTTACAACTAATGGTGATGAAATTGTAGCAATCGGTAATATCAAAACTGATAATGCGAATTTCATGCATAAAAATATTTTTATGTATACTTATATGACATTTATGAGTAATGAATTTGGTCAAGATATATCTGGCGATATTATTTTAAATGGTTCAAGACCTTTTGTTGAGATAATTTCAACGAATAAATTTATTTCTCAATATATAAATATGAGTGCAAGGACATTTGATAAGTTTTATTCATTTTATGAAATTGGTCTATATAAAATATCAGAATTTGGTGATTATACATTTAATTATATAGAATCTAATAAAAATATAAGTTTTGATTTTCAGTTTGATGGTGAAACTGAAATTATATGATGAGTTTATAGTAAATAAAAATAGAAAATATAGGGAGATATAAAAATGGCTGGAATTATAACAAAAGATAGTAGAACACAAAGAACTATGGATTTTAAAAGTAAAAATTTATATATTGGTGCGGGTAGGACTACTTCATGGACCGATGAAAATAATCCTCCTTTGCCAGACACTAATTCAAGCGAAATCGAAGAACTTGAATTTATCAAAAAAGTATCTGTATTAAAATTTGTGGTGCAAGATGACATAAACGGCACAATAGTATATAGAGATACAAAATGGAGGGAAATTCAAGAAGCAGATATTTATACGGAGAGTTGTTATCATTTATTTATTCAAGTTGATTTTGATTATGATAATCTTCCATTAATCACATATAGACAAATTGGAATTATAGAATCCCCTATTGAAATTGATGGTGTAAGTGAATGCACACAAATTTCTTATGTAAATACAGAAATATCATCACAGGGAATTTTACATTATCTTGATAATCGCTATCCTACAGTACGCCAATTAGATAATATGGAACGAATTTCAATTATCATTGAATTTTAAAAAAAAAATATATAGGAGTTTTAAATTATATGGCAAACAAAAATATCCATCCATATTACGATGATTCAAAAGAACAGTTTATTAAAAAATATAAGGAAGTATTATTTAATCCCGGTAGGAGTGTCCAAGCAAGGGAATTAACTCAAACTCAGAACCTTATTAATGAACAATTAGCATCGAATTTTGAGACAATTTATAAAAATGGGTCAATTATTGAAGGCTGTGGTATTAATGTCGATTTAGATAATAAAATGGCATATATAACATCTGGCAAATTTTATTTTGATGGGCGGGTACATGATGTTGAATCACAATCTCTTTCAATTACTGGTATTGGTGAGGAAACATTAGGATTAAAAATTGTTGAGGAATTCATTACTAGCGAGGACGATTCTGCTTTATTTGATCCTGCAAATGGGTATCCTAATTATGGCAAATCTGGTGCGGATAGATTGAAGCAAGAGTTTATTTTTGTTAAAGATGATTCTGACATGATTTCTCTTTTCCCTTTAAAAGACGGAATTTTACAAACCCATATTAAAAAGCCAGATTATGCAGAAATTATTGATATGCTTGCAAAGCGTACTTATGATGAGTCTGGTAATTATCTAGTGGATGGAATGGAATTATATATAGAGGACCATCCAGTGGATACTAATAAATTGATTGTTAGTGTAGAGGCTGGAACTGCTTATGTAAATGGGTATGAAATTGTTTCCCCTATACCTATTAAAGTTGCGATTAATAAAGCCCAACAATCGAGATCACGATTAAACGAACCAAAGACATATACTTCTGAAACGCTAACTTATACTTTAAATGAGCGTTATGTTAAATCTATTACTCATTTAACTGCAAAAGTAGAAACCACACTTGCAAATGTGACAAAAGGCGCACCCGGCACAATTGATTCTCTCTCACCATATACTTCAATTGATTCTCTCCCCGCAAGTTTAAATATTGGGGGAATTGATTATTTTTTAAATACAGACTATGTTCTTTCAAATGATGGAGTTGATTGGAGTCCCAATGGAATTGAACCATCACAAGGAACTTCATATTCTGTGACTTTTGTATACTTGAAAGATATGGTAGAGGGTAGCGATTTTACTTTAGTTGAAATTGATGACAATAAAACTAATATTGAGTTTACAGGAACAGGAGATTTGCCTGTCGATTCAACACAAATGTTGGTCGATTATGAATTTTATCTTGCTAGAATCGACAAAATTTCAATTAACAATAAAGGCAAAGTTATTGTTAAAACTGGCTCTGATACTCATTATACAAATGAAATTGTTCCTGACGAAAGTTCAAATGTCCTGCAATTAGGATGGATTAAATTATTTCCAAATGATACTGCCGAAAATGCTTTTGTTCATGAATATAAATACAAAAGAACCACAATGCGGGAATTATATGACTTAGTTAATCGGGTTTCAGATATTGAAGATAATCAAGCGGAAATTGCTCTCGAAACACAAGCAAAAGAAGGTGAGTTGCCCACTAATTTGAAGGGCATTTTTGTTGATAATTTAAATAATTTTTTCAAAAGTGATGTTAATCATACAGAATATTCATGTGCATTAAATATTATTGAGGGGAGTTTAGCAAAATCCCTTGATAAATCCATTATTAGTTTTAATCCAGAAAACGATATTCTTACTAATTCTATTAGGCAAGAAAATGAGTTAGAACATTATACCTCTCTTTCCATTTTAAATGAGAATGTGTCTCTTGAAAATTTAACAAAAACTGGCTTGAAAAATCTCAACCCATACGGAATATTAAATGGCATGGGAAGCGCAAGTATTGAACCTGCCCGTGATTTTTGGATTAATAATGTGGTTCGCAATATTGTTCGCAGGAATGTTATAACTAATAGAATAGACACCACTAACGACAATTTGATGTGGTTTTTTAATCGAGTCCCTTTAGCTAGTAGGAATAATTTTTTTACTACAAATGTTTCAAGTGTTTCTTCTAGTAGCAGAAGTAGTTCAGAAACTAGATTTGCTGGTGAGCAATTAGAAACATTTGCTCGTAACATTACAATCCAAGTTGATGGTAAAGGTTGGCGACCGTTAGAAGATGTTCAGGTTATGTTTAATAATCAAGAAATTAGTGCTACTCCAACGAATACAACTGTAGCAGGAACCAAAGCCGGAAGCCTCAAAGTCAACACAGATGGAACTTTTACAGGTACAATTCAAGTTCCTGAAGGAACAAGAACAGGGACACATTCCATAACCTTTAAATATGTTGATGGAGAATACGATTTTAATGCTACATTTATCTCAGAAGGCGTGAGAAGAATTTTTAATCGAATTACTACTATTACAACAACTAGAACTGTTTTTACACGGCGGGTAATTAGGAGAGGATGGATTGATCCTTTGGCCCAATCATTTGTATTCTCTGAAGATAAAACTTTTACAGGGATAGACTTATTTTTTACCACAAAATCTGATACTGAACCATTTTTTGTTCAAATTGGATATTTAAATAATGGCTACCCTTCTTCAGATAGTATTTTCCATTTCCAGTATGTATATCCTGATGATGTACAAACTTCAGCAAATGGATCAGTTGCCACAAAAATTGATTTTGGAAAAAGAATTTTTATTCCAGAAAATACCCCATTTTTTATTAGTATTGGTTCTGAATCCGCTGAGTATAATATTTTTATTAGTGAATTAGGTAAGCGCGATCTTTTTACTAATAAATTAGTCACGAAAAATAGTTATCTTAATGGTGTATTATTTTCATCTTCTAATAATGATACATGGTCTGCCCATCAAACACAAGATTTGACATTTAGATTATATGAAGGAGATTTCTCTAATAGTGGCGTGATAGAAACCGAAAACTTAACTGGTTTAGATTTCTCTTTATTTATGCTTTCTTCTGAAGATATTGTTCCTAAAGATTGTAATATAAAATATCAATATTCTATTGATAACGGCTCCACATATTATGATTTTAATCCTGATGAGGCTATAAATACTGGAAAATCTACACAACTTAAATTAAAATATATTTTAAGTGGGGATGGAACTAAT